TACATTTACTTGATTGTTATCGGTATTGATTTGTATATCACGTAAATCTACAAAAGGCAACCACCTTTGAAATGTATCAACAATGTTATTTTCAATTTCTATTGTAGTATCTTCTGTTATTTGCTCGAATAATAATCTTTTTAAATTCATTCCTAAATTTGGTTGGAAAACTCTTTCACCTTGTTCGGTTTGTAATAATAGTTTTATATTATTTTTAATCGACTCCACGGTAGTCTTGGTTGTCTTGAAATATCCATCTTGATTTGGCACTCGTGCAAATGGAAAATCAATCCCAACACTTACTCGTGTATCTTGGTCTTCAATGAATTGATTTTTTCTTTTATCAAGTATTGGCATTATGCTTCCTTAACTTGTAATAATTTTACTTTTGATGTCTTAACCGCATTAGGAACTCTTGGATCCATTATCATATTTGATGTCTCACTTATCTGTGCAGTATTGGTAATTGGAGCTATATTTGCTTGCGCCGCCGGTGAACCAACTACATTGATAGTACCAGGTAAAAAATTAATGGGCGCTTCCATTTCAGTAATATTAAACTCCTGTTTAGTTATGAAATTAATAATAGCATCACGTAAATCAGTAGCTAAAGTATCAACCTTTGCCTTTCCTTCGGGTGAATTCTTTATATGCTCTTCACCGAGGTTCTTCACCAAAGCTTTATATATGTCTGATTTAAGCCCCATTTTTAAAGTTATCCTTTTCTTCTACTGATTTTAACATCGCGGAATAATCCTTAGTTAATGCTTCTGCTAAATGATTAGGTAATGCTTCTGTATTATCCTGTACGGATTGAACTTCTTGTCCAGTTCCTCGAACAGTTTTCCAATCATCAGATTGAGCAGTTTCTTCAAGTAGAGAATTCAAAACACTATTTTTTGTTTTGGGAACAGGAACACTTCGTTTGGTTATGGGAACGTTGGAATCGGAACTAACCGAATCATTCATCATGTTTTGAAGACTTGTATCTTGTGCCGTGTGAGTTCTAGCTTTACTTAGATCATTAGTATTACTCTTAACTACTACTTCTTTTAACTCTTTACTAAGCCGACTAAATTTATAATCTAACTCTTCTCTTATTACTTCTCTGATCATTTTCTTAAATATAGATAACTTCATTTTTACTCCTGTGTTGGTTTTGGTCTAACGTTCTGCTCTACATAATGGTACTGACTTAAAAATTTTGTATTGGCATTTTTATAAACTCCATTATCATCTAGTTCTCTTGGTTCTGGTTTTTCCAGACTTAATGATTTAATTATTTTATCTATATCAAGAAACATTGGTGCTGAGTTTTGATCCACTAATGGAATTGGAACTCCTTGTACTAATGCTCTTGAATTTTGTAATATGTTCATAATATCCAATAATAATATTCTCAGCTCATCTCCCAATACCATCGGTTGAGCTTTATTCTTTGCTTCCTTTCCTATATAAATATTCTGTGATTCAATAACTGAGAATCCTTTATTCGTTATTGTTAAATTCTTACCAGCACCAAAGTTAATATTACGAAATGCTGAAACCGTAAAATCATTGTCTTGTGCATCAAATGTTATTCTATCAGAAAACATTATTGTTTGGTCAAACTTGGTTTGTAGTTCAGCTTTGTTTTCTACTTTCCCATAGTTAATATCAAATATATTTTCTCCGTCAATGGTATTATTACCAGCGTTTATTGGAAAACCAATATAGCCAGTTTCTTTTACTACTTTATCTACTGATAATTGATAAGGTATTGTATTTCCTTCTTCATCTACTTCAGTTGATGGGAAATAATCAGGTATTGATCCTAATGATAACATACCTAAAACAGAACCATTGTTTCCACTTGAACTATTATTTCTGAATATACTGTATGGATTTATAAATCTATGACCAAGTTGAATTGAATTACCGTGTCTGCCTTCAAGAGTTAAATCAGACACATTTGATTCTATTTCAGCATCAGAACCAACTTCTCCTATTCCAGTATCATAAGGTCTGTCTAAAATTATATTTTTTATTTTAGTAACTCTATTGATTGCTCTTTTTATAAAGTTTATATTGTACCCATCACTACTATCTTTTCTATCATCCAACACTACTCTGTTTGGATTTAAATCTGGTCGGTGTAATGTATCAGGACTATAATTTGGATTGTTTAAAGTGTTTATTGGTCCTAAGTAATAAAATTTACTACCCAGGTTCATATAAATTACAGAATCACCACGAGTTATTGAATCAGCAAAACCACGTAACAGGGGTTGAGCCAAGACCATTCCTTTTAAAGAATTTGATGGTAAATTAAAACCAGAATGACCACCATAAGTTGGTTTTAAAAGAATACATTGACTTACATCGGATGGGGCTCCATATACGGGATAACCAAATGAATTCAAATCATTTGATTCCAATACTACCTTTTCAACGTGACCATGATGAAATGTAAATTCAGGTAAAGGTACTGAGTCTAAATTTACCTGACCAAGAACATTTGATTGTTGTGGGTGTTCGTTAGCCATTACGAATTATACTTTTCTTTAATTTTACTTATATCAATATCATCAGATTTTTTTTGTAATTCCGAGGCAGCATCTTCAAGTGAATTCATCAATTCTTCTTTTTCATCTTCACTTAATAAACCAACATCACTATCATCAACTACTTGATGTTTGCTCATGATACGTTGGATTACGGTTGCTAGTTTTAATAAGTTATCATCATTCTTGACACCGACATCAAGAAGTTCTTTTAATATAGGACCCACGATAGCAATATCCTCGATACCTTGTATGTAACCATGTACCTCTTGGACTAAAAGCTCAATTTGAGTTTTCTTTAATTTAGAATTCTCGTATATCTCTTGGGATAAATCAGAGAAATTCTTATCACCGAATATTTTAAAGTCTTTTTCCATAGCATTCTAATAATAAATATAGAATGATTAGAAAGTTGTTACAAAGAACCTGTGCTTATTAAATGCTCTATATGTCCTTTAATGAGAACTTCTTGTTGTATTTTTGGGTATATTTTACGAAACACATTAGATACCTGAGTTATCTTAGATGTCTTTACATCTGTCATTTCTCTAATCATTATGTATAAAGCTTTCTTATTAAAGTTATCAATGTTATCTTTATTCCTACATAGAAACAATATGGATTCAGCAACATCTTTATCTTGTTGTTTAGGAAATAAACTTTCTAAATGATTTTCAAAATAAGTTAGTGTCTTTTTAAATACATCAATGGCTGGTGATTTTTCTATAACATCATCATCAACGCCGTGAGTATAAAGAGTATCAATATCATCATGAATTTTTAACTTCTTATAGTTAGCGTTGTTATTTAGTATTAAATAGTTTTTAGCCACCACACTAAAATAACTAAATGCCTTACTGCCTTTAGTCTCATCAAACTTATGCATATTAATAACTAAATTAGAAACTACTTCTTCCTGTAAGTCTCTGAATCCATAACTGAAGTAACTAAACTTAAAGGTATTAATTATATTCTCTGCTAACTTTAAGAAAGCAGTATGAATCTCTTCCGTGTATACTTTATGTCTGAATGGTATATCTTCAGACCTGTTATATTTTACAATTGCATCATGTACGGGTGTACCAAAATAAATCTTACTTTTCTTTTTTCTCTTCTTTACTATCTTTTTTACTATCGCCATCATCAACCTCGGTTTCAAATAATTGTTCTAATTGATGTCCAAGTTGTTTGACTTCTTGAAAAAAGAAACCAACTTCATCATCGGACTCGAATGTGCCTTTATTGTCTATTATTTGTAGTTGATGTTTTATTGATTCTATAGTATTGTTTATGTTTAGTATTATGACTTCGTAGTTGGTAATTCGTTTCAATGCGTAGAAAGTTACTACACTTGTGCAAAGTGCAATAATTCCAAGTAAAACGGTTATTATGTAATGTAACAATTAAGATTCTTCTATTATTTTTATTTCTTCTTCTACTTTCTCTATCACTTCAGTAATGTAAGTTAAATCTTTATCTTCTTCTATTATCAATAATAAATCTCGCACTTCTTGTAGAAATGCTAAAAATTCATCCATTAAGATTCTCCAACTATTTGATTCATTAATTGTCTAGCGTCTTCGTCATCAAAATCAGTTTCTTCCCTATCCAATTCATTATCAACCCAACTTCGTAATTCGGAATACTTGGATTTTACTTCATCAACCATTTCCATATCTGCATCTTCAACAACATCTAATATATCATTTAGATTATCGTTTAATTCTAATAATCTTTTTTTGACTTTATAGAACATTTCTTTATGTTGGTGTTGTGCAAATTCCAAATCATCCAATCTGGTCATAATATTGGTTAAAACGTTTACGATTTTCTTTTCTGTTATTTCCATACGTATCCATAAATAGTACCATATTAATAAAAATCGTTTAGAGTTTAAGTGTTATTGATATACATCCATTCCAGCATCACCAAGTGTTTCTAATTCTTCACGGCCATCACAATCGGAATAATCATCC